CATCGATAATTGCTTTACAACCTCCTGCGTAGTTGTCGCAATCGAGGGGTTTTGTGCTAAATCTCGTAATGCGGATGCGAGTGCGGTTGCCGCGAGTTGTTTGTGTTTTCGGTAGTGACTCCAATGTTTGTTGAGTAGCGTGTTTAGCGAGGGTGTTAAGTAGCCTTTGAGATTTAGGTGAATATGATCCATCATTATTTGGAGCGTAACCTTTAGCTGCGAGTTGATCTGGTGTCCAGTTCATTAAAGGTAATCTTCTGGTTTTGGATCTTCTGGTTGTTTGATTATTTTACCGCACTTGCTACATGAACAGTGTCCATGATCATCAACATCCATGATATTGTCGCAGCATTCTGGAACCTCTGGTTCTTCTGGTGGGTCATTCCAATAGTCAATCATACATGATTCAGCAGTTCAAAGTTATTCCTTGGTGATCCTTTCCAGCTTATTGATGATCGTCCACATATATCCTTGAGCCTGTATAATGCCCAACAGTTTTGTTCAGTAATGTGTCCAGCAAGAATGTCAAAGTTTCCTTCATTATAATTTGTGTAAAGCGAGCCCTTATCATTTAAATTTGCAGCGCAAGATCGTCTTTTTGCTGATGTTGATATTTCCCATATATTTGATCTAAAAACACCTTTTTTAATTTGAACAGTAATTGATTTGGCTGGCGGTTTCCATATTATGCAATCGGCTTTTTGAGCGTGTCCAATTGGCATAAAAATATGAAATCCATGAGATGCCGCTTGAGACATAAACATAATTTCAGACAATGTTCCAATTCTTGCATGGTCATTACCTTTCTTTTCATCATATTCTAGTGAATACTCTGTCAGATCAAATAATGTTTCTTGCAGGCTAATCATTTATGTAATGCTAAGGTGAGGCTTGATGTTTTCTATTGTTTCAGGTGAAGCGTTAGGATATGCGCGTTGAAATGCTTTTGATGAGAAGTTTTTGGAGAATCTGTAGCGTTTCAAGTCTTCGTCTTCGTAGTTTGAGAATTGAATCTTGCCATCAATTAGTTGTGTGCCAATGTGGAAATACTCTGGTAGGATGTAGATTTCAACATCAGGAGATGTTGGATCACCTTCCTCGTCCATGCGCCAAAATAGTTCATCTGAATTGTCCGCAGTGATGATTGATATTGTGCCATTTGGCCAATTGATTAGGTAGTTCTTTGTAGTCATATGTATTTATTATTTGTCAGCGTTTTTTCGGATGCGCTGCCCCCATTGTCCCCTGCTTGCCCGAATACTCAGTTAAGCGAGGAAAGTATCAAAACGGAATATCGTCGCCTTCGTCGTCCTTCTTGCGTCCCTCATACTTGGCCTTTGCTGGCGCAGATTTGCCCTGTGGCGCGTTTTGATTAGCTTTAGGCTTCACTGATAGGCTAAAGAACTTCTTGCCGTCTTTCTTGCTCTCCTTGACCCATGCGTTGATGTAGTATTCTACACCATCGACGTTGAGGCTGCCGTTGTAGTCGGAGTGTGAGTCTTGTTCCTTGCGGTCGTTCTTGAAAAGTGATCCGCGATTTGTGTTATCGAATTCCATATTTATTGTTGTGGTTCTGTTGGTTGTTTTGTTTTTTGCTTTTGCCAGATTTCCGCGCCTTCATCTGTGAAGACAACAAGAATCTCTTTATTGTTTCGTTCTGCATCCTTAATGACACTATCCATCATCCACTTCTCGCGTGGGAGTTTATAGCCATTAGTTAGCGGAACAAATCCATTTTGTTGTGCGTATTCCATTGTCATTGTCTTGTTTGGTTAAATCATTATTTGTTTTATGGAGCTTACATCCTCCTGAGTAAACGAAGATGCCCTCCATGCCCATGTAGCCTGCGCCATAGTAGTTGTCCATCACTGGGCAGGTGCAACCAGCATCGATTGCTGCCTTGCTGCCGGGGTTGGGTTTGTTAATCGCTCCAGCAGTCATAGCTACCTTGGTAAATATAATTACTTTCGTTTTTTGTTTCGTTTACTGAAAATGATTGTCCTCCCATTAGGTGACTTGAGCAAAGAAATAAAATGGTTTCTTTTGACAAGCATCTTTGCGAAGTAATCCGAAATGTCCCCCATTCATGCGTTCCTCGGTCATTCTTGTTCAATGACCCCTCGATAGTAATTGTATTGAGAAGTTTCATAATATTTATTGATTGTGACGAAATGTTTTTATTAGTTGTGAGCGGGGATAAAACCCGCTCGTTTTGTTTTTAGAATCCGTAGCGTTCAGTTATTTCAAGTCCAGGCATTACATTGCTGCGAGCATGTTCTTTGCTGCTGCGAGGGCTTCGGAAATTTTCGACGTATCCTTGCCGCCTCCGCGTGCGGAGTCGGGTTTGCCTCCCCCCTTTCCTCCGACGATCGGCGCGATGGTCTGAATGATTTTGCCGGCTTGTAATTTTGAGGTGTGCGTTGGAGAGACGCTGGAGGCCAGAGCGACGGCGCTGTTGGCGGAACCTGCAAGTACTGTGACTCCATCAAAGGATGGCTTCAGTGCGTCCAGCACGGCTTGGAGGTAGTCGCCATCGACTGCGCCGAGGTTGGCGATGAGACAGGGAATCCCATTGAGGCTTTCGGATTTTGCAGCGAGGTCTTTGGCCCGCTTTATTGCAGCTTTTTCAGCTTGATCAATAGTATCAAATTGTTTTGCACGCTGATTTTGAAATTTCTCACAATTCCGACCAACAACATATTTTCCGTTGTCTTGTTGTTTTGCAATGTATCCAGTTTTTGAAGTTTTCATTTGATGTATGTATGTATGTTTTTTCGCTCGGCGTTGTGCCTTGCTTGAGAATGAATTTACAGCATTGCTAAAACAGGTCAACATTTTTTTCAAAAAAAGCATCCCACTCTGCAACCGCATCAGTGCTAGGTTTGCGGTCTTCAGTGTCCGCTGAACCGCTTGCAGACTCGCTGAAATTTTTTTCATATATTTTTCTTGCCTCTTGGTAGTTTTTCTCAGCGAGCGCAAATCGAGACTGGATGCGGCTTTCCCATATTGCGATGCTTGTTTCGAGGAGCATGAGACAATGCTCGTATGCGTCATCTTTATTCATTGACCTCCTCAAAGCGTGAAATGTCTCCGCGCATTTTCACTGGCACGAATACGTCTCGTTGACCTCTGCGATTCTTGTCTATTCGGATGCGTGATGTCGCTTGTGCTGTTGCTGTCTTGCGGTAGCCAGCAGTCTCCTTCTTTTTGTCGTCAGGATGGGAGATGATGAGCAGGAAGTCTGTGTGATGTCCGATTGCGCGTGACTCCCTCACTGCACCATCGTCGTTGAGTTGCGATGCCGTCAAAACCGCTGAGTTTGCCTTGAGTGCTGTCAGCTTCAGCCTGCGCGATAGTTCGCTCACTGCCTGCTCTCTGTTGTCGGCGTTAGGCATCGTTACAATTTGTAGGTAATCGACCACAATTATATCTGCCTTGCCAAGTGATGCGAGACGTTGAGCTTCAGCGATGATCTCGCCAACCTCAGAGAGGTCGTCGCGGATTGTGAGGTTCAGCTTCATGAGTTGTCCAATTGCGCTGGATATGTCCTTTGCATTAGCAACTGACTTCCAATCACTGACAGCATCAATCTCACGCATAGGTACAATGGTCTTACCAATCAGATTGCAAGCCATGCGTTGGAGGATAGATTTCGCTGGCATTTCGAGACTGAATATCGTTACCGATTTTCCATCAAGCAATGCGTTGAGTGCCGCTTGATACAACAGGATTGACTTACCTCCGCTTGTCTGCGCTCCAACTACCAGCATCTCGCCTCGGCGCATTCCACCACCAAGGAGTTTATCAACCTTTGGAATTCCAGTAGCGAAGTTTTCCAGTGGTGTCTTGTTCTCCAGGTCATTGAGAAAATCCCTCAGATGCTCCTTCACGCTCTTGGAATTGGTTTCTGGCTGGATTGCATTGGCAAGTGACTCAGCGAGTGCTGGCAGGTCAGCTCGCATGGCGCAAACATCGTCATGCGATTCCTCCCATGTCTTTATGGCATCACGATAGCCTTTCGCCTTGAGCAGTTGCGAGCGGTAATCGGATGCTGTCTCAACGCACATAGCACCCGGAGCTATCAGGATTGTTTTGAGTGTTTCAATAACTTCAGCTTTGCCTCCCGCAGCGTTGAGCTTGCCAGTTGTTTCGAGGTCAGAGATTGCCCCCAGTGCGTTTGTTGATCCTGTCCGCTGGTAAACCCTCTCAAGTGATTTAAAGATCAGCTTGTGCTGCTCCAGGGCGAACAGGTCAGAGTGCCATGCGAGGTGCGGCAGAACCTCCGGATCGATTGCGATGAGTGATAGTGCTGCTTTCTCGGCAGTGATAGCGATAGGTAGTGTTTTCATTTGTTTATCAATTCCTCCATTAAGACTCGGAACGCTCGTTCTGCTGTTGCTGGAACAACTCCATTTCCGCAGGATCGTAGTTCGTCTGTGCGGTTGTCGCCTTTAACCATCCATTCACGAATTTCGGCCAGTTCTGAATTACTGAGGCCGGACAACTCGGCGATGTCCATCCCATCGGTAGTCCCATCAATGTCTCGACCCATCTTTGGTTCAATTTCGCTGCACTCGGAGGCATTGCTCCAACTACCTTCTCGTTCTCGTGCAGAACTTGACTCTGTATCGGCTTGTGGAGATTCACTCCTTTCTCGGTCTGCTGGAATTCCGCTCGCTTCGTCCATTGCTCCGTGTTCTCCGGTGGCTGGAAACAGAAGCTGTTCGGTGTTGCCCATGTCTCTGGGCGGTTCATCTCCTCGATGTTGACTCTCTCCTCCAGATATAGAGGCACCGTTGTCTGTCCGTTGCTCTGGCGAAAATTGAGGCACTTCTCCATTGTCTCCTCGTTCCTGACTCGGCTCAGGGCTGTTGGAGTGGGCCATGCGTCCGACAACAACTCTGGGCGGCTCCCATGCGTATTGTGGTTGTCCGGGTCGTGAGGGCCAGACATTTCCAATGATGCCATTCTGCGAAGTATTCTCCCGCCCTTGTCCAGCCTTGCAAGAGTTTCCCAATTCGTTCCTTGATCCAGACACTCCCCCGCCGTTGGAGTCGGCCAGTTCTGCTTCACAATTGAATCCAAACTTGGATTCTTGCGTCTGCGTTCGCTCGCACAATCTTCCGCTTGATTGACTCTTATTGTGGGCCATGATGAACACTCTTTTCCTTTGGTGGACTGCGCCAACTTCACTCGCACTGAATATTCCCCACGACACTTTGTAACCCAGTTCTTCCAGATCACTGATGACTGTGGAGAGTCCCAACGAGATATGTCCTTCGACATTTTCAAAGAAGCACATTCTTGGTTGAAGAAGTCGAATTCCGTCTGCAATCCAAGGCCAGAGATGTCTTGGGTCTTCTTTTCCTGCTCGCTTTCCTGCGCTGGAAAATGGTTGGCAAGGGTATCCCGCAATGAGGATATCCACCAGTCCGTGAAACGATTCGTATGGGAAGGTTTTAAGATCGTTCCATATAGGTGCGACATCCATGAGTCCTTTTTCCATTTTACTGAGGAGATTGGCTTGAGCGAACCCCTCAAGCTCACAATATGCGATGGTTCGCATTCGCTCGCCAAAGATGTTTTTGAGTCCAAGTCCAATGCCGCCATACCCGGCGCAGAATTCAAGAGTTGTGATGGTAGTATCCACATTATTTTGTCTTTCTATTTTTGTTTGTATTTATTGTTAGCAAGCCCGTGAGTATGTCATCTCAGCCTGTTGCTTGGGTTTTACCCAATCAGCTTTGAAGCTCTGCCATCCACGGGTGACGCATTCTGTCAAAGCATCGTTGAGTGTCAAGCCTGCAATTTCAGATTCTTTTTCAATGCTTGCCAAAGCGGTTTCTGTGAGCGGTGCGCGTTTAGCTTTACGGACTGCGAGGAAGTCATTCCAGACCTGTTGAGAAACTGACTCTGGTTTTTCAAGTGTTGCCTTGGTGGGTTTATTAACTTTACCAGTTGGTAAAGGTAATAAATCTTGCTGTGTGTCTATATTATTAGGTATTTCATTATTAGTATTAGGTATTTTGTTATTAGTAATAGGTATTTGGGTGCGGTTTTTCCACAGTGTGGATTCACCACCCTGTGGGAAACCCGTAGGGTGGTTTTCTGGTAACTCTGCAACATGGAAATTGCCAAGAGTTGCATTCTGTGCAAAGCGAACCCCAACATACCAACCGATAACTTTACCGCTGGAATCCTTGCGTTGGACATCCTCAATGAATCCAGCTTCCTTGAGTTGAGCTTTCGCTTTTGTGAACTTATCTCGACCCCATTGAAGACCATTCATGGCATAATCAGATGTTGCATGAACTGCCGTGTTTTTCTGCCACTTGCGAGTGTAAGCGTAAAACGTGTAAAGTGCGATGCAGTCGCCGGGGTTATCCATCTTGAGCAACCTGTCAATCGTTGGTTTGGTAATTCCAATCAAGTGATCCTCAATTGAACCTTCCGCCATTGTCTGACACCTCTCGTATTGTTCTATTTTAAATTGCATAATAAAAAAAACCCCCGCCTCAAGTAGAACCGCATTATCAAACGACAATGCCATGAGGCGAGGGAAATTGTTTTTGTGTTTTTTACATCGGGTTCTAAGCGATGCACTTCAAATGAAGCTACACTACATTAGGCGTATCTTGCGCCTTTGTAAAGCGATATTCTCCGAGCATGTGCATTGTCTCGTTTGGCAATTATGTCACCAACACGGACAATTAGCTTTAATCTTGTTGCTGCATTGAACATTGCACCGAAAGCATTAGGGTGGTTGGGAGGATCTCCAGCAAGTTTCCTAACATCCTCTGCATGAAATGCGAGTCCGCTAGATGCCATTGCCTTTATAATCGCCATAGTTGCTTCCTTCCAATCTTCTGGCGTGTTGTCAATGACCTTGGAGCATCCAGTTTCTTTTAGTGTCATGCCGCCCATCATGCTGCCCTCCTTACACGAGTATTAGCGCGGTCTTTGGAGTACCCACAAAGTATCAATCCATTGACCAATGCTTTTGGACAAACTTCGTCGTATGGAGGAACAAGAAACTGGTCAAACTGCTCCCATTTGTCCTTGCTTAACTTTTCGCTGGCATAGTCCCACCAGATCATTCGTGCAACTAATGCTCTTGCATATGCAGGAACATTCATAATGTCTGTAATCCATTCTTCTTGAGTCTTAATACGCAGATTAAAACCATCAAGCCATTTATTTCGTTGTTTTATATTCATGTATTTATGTATTTATTTATTTGTTTTACTTCTTTTTCTTTTTGTCTTGAACTAACTTTGTAAACCCATTTCCCTGAACAACATCAAACTGAAAATCGCATTGACGATTATCAAGGAACTCTCTCATGTCTGATGCTTTTACTTTGTCGCCGAGTAACTTAACAATCTCTGGTGCTGTTGCTCCACAAATCGAGAATGCTCTTGCAACTTGCGTTGGATCAATGTAATCCGTTCCTTTGACTTTCTGCAACTTGTATCCGGTAATTTCTTCTCCATTTGCAAGTTTTTCTTTGACCAATTCCTTAGCCCAGTCAACCAACTGATCGTTGAAGATTGCTGCCTTCGAAAGAAACGCTCCAAGTGTTTCTGGAGAGTCTGCAAGGTACGTTTTCAATTGCGATAAATTGGCGTTTAAATCGCTATCAACAACCTCCAGTGTCTCGGATGCCGCTTTTCCAAGCGCGGAGCATTGATCTTTGTTTTTGCACCAATTGCAGTACTCGCAAGGAGTTGGTTTTTTATCTGGATCAGCAACAGCGTCAAGAATGCTTTCCACGACTAGCTTTGCTTGTTCGTAGGTGAAGTGATGCGTGACTACTTTTTTCTGGTCACAGAATAACAAGTGACAAGTCCACTCTGGAGCGAAATCGCGTTCCATGTTGCCGTATGCGTATGCCGCCATCTGCGCGTAATAATCCCGCTGGATTCCAGATTTCAAATCTAGGCTAACGCAAGCCTGCGGTATGCGACAATCCTCTGTGCCTTCGTGATCAATGCCGGGTGTTTTGACTTTGAGTTGAGATTCATCTGAGATGATAGTTTTCAACTCCGCAACTAAACAGACTTGGTTGACCGCCCAATTCACTGCGCTTTTTTCGTCGTCTTCCAAAACGTCTAGTTTGCTTGTATCGCCAGACAATACAAAACGGAACGCCTCGTCCATCCGTGTTCCCCTCGATGCCGCTGGAGACGCACCTCCAGCAGATTCATAGCATGCGCATTGCTCTAACTTAGGTAGTGATGAATGTCGTATCATTTGGATGCCTCCAGAGCAGCAATAAACTTGTCGGTTGCTTCCAAGATGCGATTGCGATACGCACCTTCTCCGAGGTCAGTCCATGATTGACCATCTGCGAGTTGCCCCTTGGCAGCTAGAAAGCGGGTTGCAGCATCTGCAACAGGGTCAATCTGTGCTTTTATGCCGTCATACCAGTTACCAGCGTCCCATGAGATTTCTGGAGCGTCCTCAATAGACACTACCTCAACCGCAACTGGCGTTGCTTCCTTTATGACAACAGGTGCTGATGTCCTAATGTTTGTTGGCTTGCTGTCAAAGTCCTGCACCTCTTCAGCAAGGTAGACTCCGTTTAGGCAGGCAGGAAATACTGCGCGAACACCTTCAGCAACAACGCGAGCTGAGAGCATCTGGTCTGGATACTGCCGCCATGTTGCCTTGCCAGTCAATCCCGCTGCGTTTGCTCGTTCCATCGTCCAAGTGATCTCAAGCTCTCCACCTTGAGCGTGAGCGAACTTGGCAGAGCATTTGCTTGGCCCTCTGGATGTCCATTGAATCTTGCCGCCTGCCGCTTGGAAGCGAGCGAGTGCGGCTTGTGACTTTAGTGCTGGTCTGCCTTGGATGATGTCGAACTCGCTTGCTACGCTGGCAGGATGCCGCCCTTCGGATTGAGCAACAAGCATCAATGCTACCGCTTGCTCTGGAGACTTGATCCCGAACAGGCCAGACTTGGTAATGGCTTTTGCCATTGTTTCTATGTCCGATACGGACTGGTTGTGAACTGCGATTTGGTTACTCATATGTATTTATTTATTGGTGTTTTCGTTTTGTAAGGAATCTTGTTTTTCGCAATATTCGCGGAAGTGATAGAGGACGTTTTCTTGACCTAATTTGAAGCAAGAATAGCAGCTTCCAATACATATCAAGAACAAACTTACTGCAAGTTCTGCGCTCACTTTGCACTCCTTTGAATTGTTGCCCAGTTGTGGAAGATTGTTACAGGATGAGATGGGTTCTTGGATCTCTCATCGTGCTTTGCCATGCGGATTGAGGTGCATAGCGATTTGGCGCGAGGCACTGTAATTTTGATTTCTTCCAGATTGTGACGTTGAGCCTGCTTGATTTGGAATGCGAACAGGTCGTGGATTTCGGTGAGTAGTGGATTCATTGTATGTATGTATGGTTGATGTTGTGTTCTGGGGAGAACAGAGATTAGTGAGTTGGAGTGAACTGGCAGGTTGAATATTTTGAGTTGAACTTCATTGTTCCACTCTCCTTGTCGCTCATCCTTAACCAAGGAATGTTTGTTGAGCCATTAAAGATATAGAAATCTTTTTCAGTTTTTACTGACCCGATATTTCCAAAGCAATCGTAGTTTCCGAGGTTTTCAATTTTTTCTGATTTCATTTGATGTATGTATTTATTTATTGCGCTTCTGGCGTTGTGCCGTCTGCTTGGAATCAAAACTACAGCACGGCATTTCGATGTAAAGTTTTTTTTAAACTTTTTTTCAAGCTCGTAGAACCGCATGGAATCTACATCTGCGGACATCGATGCTCGCGGAACCGCATAAACACTACGCAACAATTTTTTTCAGCGTAGAAAAATAATTGTAAAAAAAGATTGACGATCGCAAACGCTGATCAAATCAAGCTATGAGGTCGTCATCGCTTGGAACAATGTTTTCAGACTTCTTATTGCGATGTGCTGACCAATCAATTTCGTCAAAGTTTGCGCGAAACTTTTTGCGATCCACAGGGCGCTCATCATCGCCCTTGCCGTTCCTGCTCCACTCAGAATTTTTGATGGTGTCCATTAGAATTCCTCCAAGATGATTTCAGCGTCCTCAATGGTGTCAAAGTAACACTCCATCTCACCAATATCTCGCGTGTAATCTGGCTGCTCAACATAGTGCAGTAATTCAGCGATGATTCTCTTGCACTCCTGCAAACGCTCACAGAGCGAAGTTGGGCCTCGGTGGTCAACCCATTCAACGCTACAGGACGGGCATTTGTGTGACAGGTCTTTTGTGTCTGCTGCGTGATCTGATATAATGCTCATGGTTCTTTTCTCGATGACAACATGTGGTTGCGGACGATGAACGATTTGAATTTTCCCCTGCTGACCTCACCCGTTTCTCCATTCAATCCTTTTTGAGCAGATTTGCCAGCGTGAGTGCGCGAGGATTGGACTCGCTCACTCCCATTAATCTTCATCGCCGCACGTTTAGTATTATTCTTGCTTTTCATCGCCTTCTGCTGGCGTTTCTGTGGCAGCATTTGCCATGTCTGAGATTGTTTTCTTTTCGAGAAGGTACAATGCAACCGTCATCTCAAAGTTGAATCGTTTGAGACGATTGATGACATCAAGGAACACTTCGTCCTTTGACACTTCGTCAATGTTAATGTCCTTCAAGACGTGTTCGATTGCTTTAACCTGATCCTCTGAGAATCCTTCTACTGACTCATTTATTTCGTTCATTTTTTTATTGATTTTAGTTTGCTTGTTTTTTTGGTTGGTTTGACTACCGAAACATTCATGTTCGATAGTTTTTTCTTTGATTGACCATTTGATATAATCATTGGCCCGCCAAATTTTATTTTTGCTGATGTTGACATATTACTTCTCCCTTTCTTCTAACATTGCGTCTGCAAATTTGTATGCGAGTTGCGCGATTTCTTCTGAAGGTGCATCCATTGCCTCCTCCTCTGGATTGGCGAGAATGCCCTCTAATGCACGTCCAGCAAACCAGTCTCGCATTCCCATGCCAGAGTTGGGTCGCACTTTCGGTGAATTCGCGTCTCCAGCGTATGCTTGAACAGGAAATGCAGGGTGATTGTTTACTTTTGCCATATTTATTCGTTTATAAATGGATTGTTTCTGCGATATTGAGCGTCCACGCTACGACGTTCCTTTGTATTTGTCCAGAATTTATCGCAAGCAATACTGACTTCCCTCGACAATTTTACTAGCCAGAAATCAACCTTTTCTTCCAAGCCTGATGAGCTTCCAGCACCCTTGGCTGAAAACATTTTTAGCTTTTGATTTCTATGTTTATTCATTTGTCAGGAGAATTGTTAGTCCTGCAATCAAGGCGATTGGTGACATGCATAAGAATGCCTGCCAGCAGTGCTGTAGCGTAACGAGAATCGGTGTATTGGTGAATGTATCTATGATGTTCATATGAGCCGCGAATCCTATGCGGTTATTTTGTCATGGCAAGAATTATTTTAGAAGTGCCGCTGCATCCACAATTCTCTAGCATTTTCAACATCCATCGTTGGCTTTCCGATTCTAATATTGACTGCATTGTGCAAATCAATTCCCCATTCAAAAAAACGATTCCAATCAGGAGGATTTTCTGAAATCCAATTATCAAGATGTTCTTTGCATGGGCATCCGTTAAACGGAAGTGAATCGCGCCAATCGTTAAGCCAACCAGTCATGTTCTTGCCTGACCTGTGACGCAATCCGAGTAGATGCAGTTCAGCCCAGAACCTTGGCCCATTGAGAAGGATTGATGGAACTTCATCGCCTTGCTTGCGCTCAACCTCGTCTCCTGCTCGTTGCACCCACTTGTTATGTTCATCCCAGTCTATTCCTGCCGCTTGACACGCGATGCGCTCTATCTGCGTTGCAGCGAGGTGCTGGGGATAATATGGGGCGTCTGGCGAGTCGCCGGGTTCCTCAAGGTCTGCATGATCAACATCAAACTTACTGACTTCATCCTCTCGTATTCCTGCCTTGTTGCACAACCATGCTTCTACCATTTCATGCAGGTTGACCAAGAATGCGCCATCCTCGTTGCCGTAATCAGCTACAGAGCATTTCAAATGTCCATTAGGCAACCATTCCCAATCGCCAGTTGTTACATAACGCATGGCAACTGGATCAATATTTTTAAGCGTGATCATTTTTTGATAGGTGGATTTTTCTCCGGTTCTGGATTGTGAGGTTTACTTGTCATCCCACCAAAAAGAAGCGGCTATGCAAAAGCCGCCTCCAACAAATGCTGCTATAGCAAGCACCAAAATTGTCCAAGTATGAGTTGTCATTTAGTTGAAATAGTTCAACCCAAGTTTATCCATCTTTTCAATTGCTTCAAGTGCCTTGTCTGTTGCAGCAGTGGGCATCTCCAAATAGTATCCAGATACTCCATCGCAATGATCAATTGCGTTTTTGATGGCATCTTCAACCGACACATCAGACATACCAATAACTGCGCCAATTTCTGGCAATCCATCACCCATTGGAGAAATGTATTCACGTCCATTAATCTTCATGCTGTTTCGCAACTTTACAAATTCACGCACGTCTGGATCAATGTCCACGGGTTGCCAGTTGCCAGATGCCCATGAAGAATGAATGAGAACTTCTGCGCCATACTTTGCGGTTGGTTCTGGATCAACAACGATCCCGTTTGCTCCATACCAAACGATGTCGGCAAAGTTGCTGTAGAGTTCTTGCCAGAGTTCATTAGGTGGACTTGGCGAGCGCATACATCCATCGATCATATATGGATTGTGATCTTTGCCAATGCGAACCTCTGTTGACATCCAGCCGCGATACCCATATGCGGCAAACACTGGTTTCATGCGGTCATTGAAGCGTCTGATTGGTTCTGGAATGTCGGTGTAGTCAGTAAACACGCCAACGTAAGCGAGATCTTTCACTTCAATTCCAGACATCAGTTTTGATGGATACTCGCCATCAATGACATATCCATCAGTTCCTCCTTCAAACATATTTGGTTCTTCAATCTGATCTTCAACTGTAAACTCAATGATATGTTTCAATGGCCCAAGTTTGTGTTCAATCTCGTCAAGTTTAGGCTCAACTTGCTGGTAACTTGCACTGCGAAATGTTTCAAATGTTCCGCGCCATTTGTTGATCTTCACATAAACATTTTTCCTTTCCTTCAGATATGCGCGAAGGTTGCTCATGCCTTTGACGTGCGTGAATTTTCCAACAGGAAGATCAAGAGCAGTCAAAATTTGCTTCATGCCTTCACGATCAAGCTCCAAGCACTCTCCAAGGCGTGATCCCCATACAGTTTTGCCTTGATCAACCAAATATTGCTGCAATGGCCCGTGATTTATGTCTGGAAATACAAACAGGTCGATCTCGTCAAAGTGTGGGTTAAAAATGGAGTCAACAAGCTCGATTTCCTCGTAGCCATATCCGATCATACTTGTCATTTTTGGGAACGCAGACTCCCAAGGCGTGTAGGAGTAAACCTTCCTGAATGTCTCCGCAAGCTTCAGTGCCTGCGAGATGAACAAACCATGATCAATGAACAATGCTGTGACCTCGCTTGGATCTTTCAAATCTTCAATGCGCATATTATTTTTTCTTTTTGGATTTCGCTTTGCGTTGGACGCTATAGGCTATGGCTAAACTTTGCTTCAAAGGTTTGCCGGACTTTAGTTCAGTTTTCAAATTGCGTTCAAAGCAATTCTGTGAGGCGCATTTTCGTAGTGGCATATTATTTTGTTGGTTTATTTAAATTTTGAAGAACATTAGATGCTTCTTGTATTTTTTGCGGATCAAGTTGAGGCATTACAACCATTACAGGTTGCGCTGAAAGTTCTCCAGTAGTTTTGCTTCTAACATTTGTTTCGCTTGTTAATTTATCAAGGTTGTAAATGTTTTTCAAGAATCCAATTGCCTTTCCACGCACAATCCAAGGATATGCGTAATGATACCCGCCTTGCTCTGGTTTGGAATTTGCAGCAACTTCAAACAATGATACAACAGAGAATGTCGGAAGTTCATAGAATCCTTCTTGTGAAAGATTTTTAGCAACTTCAGAAGGCAATATTCCCATTCGCGTCATATCATCAACGCTGATTGGAAGAGTTTTTGCAGATGCTTTTTCTCTAATTAATGCAGCTTGTCTAAAATTAATTTCTTTTGCTTTTACTGCATTTGTAAATTCAGCCAATGATTTAATTGATGAAAACTTGTCTTTATCAGCTTTAGGCAATGCTTTTCCTGCTGCAATTCGTTGCATAATTTGCTCAATATGGGAATCAGCTAATTTAGAATCAAGCATATTTGCTTTAATTGCGGCATCAATTGCAGTTGCATATCCGAGTTGACCAGTTGGATTATGCAAATGATTATCTGGAGATAAAAGAGTGGGAGCAACCAATACGGAATCTGATTTTTCTTTTTTGGCAACAGATGTCACTCTTCCAACAAATCGATCAGCATCTTCCTTGCGAGTAAATCCCCAAACTGGATTTGATTGCTCATCCGTATAAAGGAACGAGAATCCCGGCCCACCTTGAGATTCTTGACTTACTTCTTGTTCTGCGCCTTTAGGCCCGACATATGCTTTTCCAATTCCCATCCTGTCGGCAGTAAGCGCAATAATGGGTTTATCAATGTAGTCCTCCAAATTAACCTCTGGTCTTGCAGGCATAAACTGCAATCCAATATCTTTTGTGAATTTTACTGGTTTTGTAATGTCATCAACAAAAACATCACCAGATTTTGACACTTCAAAGTTTTCACCTTTTGCAAGTGAAGCTTGTTTCGGCAACTCGTCAGATTCTGGTTTTGCACTTGTTTGAAGATCAGCGGGTTTGATGGTGTCAGCACCTATCATCTCCGAACTTTGCGGTTTTTCTCCAATAGTAGGTTTTATGTCCACCATGTTGCTATGTAGAACACCTCGATCAGTATTGAACTTGTCTTCCTCGCTGGTTGCCTCTTTAAGCTGTCCAGATGCCTCAGCAATACGATATGCCTCCTCACGATTTACAACGCGACCTGTGTCCGTTTTGAACCCATAGTAACGCGATTCACGATCAGTCTGCTCGTCTGGCGCATTTGGATTTGCTGCCTTGTGGTTTACACCTTCGCGGACTTCTCCAGTGCGAGGGTCGGTATATGTTGCGGCAACGATGCGTTCTTGTTCCGCTGGACGCTCTGGCATGAATTGAACACCTTTTCTTGCTGAAGAAATAAATTCATCATAAGACATTTTAACGTCTTTTTTTGATATTTTTTCAAATTCAGCGTTATCTAAAAAATTATTGTAAGCAGCTTCCATCGGAGCAGTTCGCCATGAGTAAAAATGAACTATGTCTGGAAGTGAATATCCTGCTCCTGCACCATAGCTTAATGGCGTTTCTCCAGTTCCAGCTACAAATGGATTTTTTTCTCCAGTCGCTTGAATGATTTTTCCTTTTTTTGCTAAAGAAACAAACTCATCATAGGACATTTTAAGAGATTTGTTTAACATTTCATCCCAATCTTTTCTAATTGGAGCTTCACCTTCCATGCGCTCTGGCATGAAATTGATTTTAGCAAATCCGTAGTTTACTGGAAGTTTTGTTGCTTCTTCGTTTTTGATCATTTCGGCAATGTGATCAACGCGAATTCCAATCATTACATTGTCAAGATTTTTTCCTTTTGGATCACCTTTTCTTTTAGGAATTACAGAACGATCTGGATTGTATTGTTCTTTCGCAATGTTAAGCAAATCGGCAAAAACACCTTTTTTGGCAAGTGCAATCGTTGGATTCTTGTCAAGTCCAGTTTCTCCCGGCCTACCATTTTTCCAATTCTGCAAATAAATGTTTGCAAAGTCATCAAATGCCATCTCAAGGTTATTATCCCACATTTTCAATTTACCCGGCATCCGTTCATTCCAAAGACGCATTTTTTGGAATATTCGACCGACATTGATTGATGTAATGAGAAAATTTCCTTCTTTTGAAAAGTGCATTCCAATTGGCACAAAATCATACAATTTTGGAGCAAATGCTTTGTAGTTTCCATAATCGTCCATCATGGCGGCATAATCCATGATCCAGCGAGTTCCATCAGCCGCAGCAATTGACTCGTTCGCTTTGAGGATGTTTTCTTTGATGCTTCTTGGAACAATGCTTTCCGGCAATTCTTGAATAGCCTTAATTTGCTCTGGATTGAACGTCCCTCGAAATGTTAACCCATCGTCAGAAACTGCACGGAATGTAGTTGGAGAACCATCATCGTGTTTAGCAAGTTCGGTGCGAATTAAGTTTGATCGTCCTTTAACTGCTTTCTTTACGTCCGCAGATTTAAGCATGATAGGAGTCTTCCCGTCTGGTGACATTACGAATTCTTTTCCAACAACAATTTTTCCACCTTCTGGAATATTTACTCCAGCCAACTCATTCGGCAACGAACCATATCCAGATAGTTGCTTTAATCCTTGCGGAGTTGATTGAAATGCGCCTTCAAAAGCAAGGTCTGAAACTGGCATTGACTCGCCAATCTTGTTGCCATCTGCATCAAACACGGATGCGGTCATTTTGGTTTCAAACAAACCAGAATCCATTCCATATCGTCCAGCAATAGCTTTTGATTTTGCCATCTGCGCTTTTGATATGAGCGGTTTTGCTGTAGCTTCAATAGCAGGAGAAATTGCGCCATTAAGGTCGCGCATGGCATCAAGTGCCTTCTTTGCTGCCTTCATAACCTCCGGGCTGAATTCTGCGCCAGAATTTGCCGCACGAACAACGTCACCTTTGCCGCCAAGACCACGGAATCGCGCCAATGCCTTATCCAATATCAGTTGCTTTGTTTTTACGATTGCGTTTTCAATTATAGAACGCTTCCCGCCATCCATCGTGGAAGCAATGTGCCTTTGTCCAGCCTCGCCAAACAAGTCTGCCATTACCTCTTCGCGCATATAATTGGCAACTTTCTGCTCGTCCAGCGTTCCGCGTGATTCATCCCAAACTCCAGATAGTTTAGCCAAAGATTCAATGGATGGAACGTCATGCCCCTGCATATAAGATTTTCTATACATATCCACCAAGTCTTTGGGAGAATATATGCCAGAAGTAGATGCGATAACCTTTCCAGAAATGTCTTTTACTTCCGTTGAAAACAATGATGATTCCACGTTTTCCATCAATTTTCTAAACTCTGGAATTTTAAAAAGATAGTGCGACAATTCATGCCACAATGCATCAATAGGAGTCTGACGATATTTAACCATCCTATCTCGCAATGCGTCTGCATTCAGAACGATGGAATTCTTTGTTCGATCAAAAGTCATTCCTGTCTCGCCGGGCGTTATAGGTGCGCCGGGAACGTGTTCTGCTGTGCCAATTCCAGAGTAGAATCCTTGTTGTGCCGCAGTTTTTGCAATGTCAGCATCTGGAACATTTGCATTTGCTGGATCACTGCGAAGTTTTTGGAATATTTCGTTTGTTGTTAAAATGTGAAATCCAACATTGTTTTGCCCCGGCAACAATGCGCTATTTGCAAGTTCATTTGCGGCAACGTAGGACTTCAAAAATTGCCTTCCAAGTTCATTGCGCGTCTGAAGATTTGCTTTTTTTAAGTTTTTTATTGATGAATCAAGCGCATCAACATTGCTTTGCGCTTTTTCAATTTTTGCTTGATCTCCAGTTTGAATCGCATCATTTAATTCGTCTTTGTATTCATTTGCCTTGCCTTCATACGCTTGAACAACATTGTTCCAATCAGTTAAGTCATCAATGTTTTTTTGCGTTTCTGGAGTAGAATTCTTGTATTCTTGATATATCTTGTAATCGTCAATTTTGCGATTGCGTTCTTCAATAACTGGATCAACTGAAAATTTGCCTAAAACGTGTTGAATTCCTCTTGTGCCAACAGAATAAAGCAATCCATCGCTTGCCATTTTCTTAATAATTTCTGGATCATCTTCAGACGAAAGACCAACAGCAAGACCCAATGCTCCTCCATGAATGCCTGTTTGAGCGTATTCTTTTGCGTTCGCAAGCAGGTTGTCAATTCCTTTGCCTCCATTAGCAAGAATCTTCTCTTTAATTTTTGATCCTTCTGGAACCTTGCCAAGAGTTTCAAAAGTAGTTCCCGGAGCGGATACACGGATTGCCTCTCCAAGTTCTTTAGTAAATGCAGGAATTTCTTTTGCGTATTTTAATCCCAATCCACCAAGTCCATATTTTAATGAGCCTAAAATTGGATGCTCTGGATCGTGTTGATACCCATAAACAACACCAGTAACAGGAAGTGCAATTTTACTCAAATTGCTAGTTTTTTTCTCAATAAATTCCGAAATAGGACGAAACTTTTGACCGATTTCTTCCATTTTTTCGCCTGCGCGAGAAACGTCTTTTCCAATTTCTTGACGTGCTGCATATCGTTGTGCAGTGCGTGATCGTTGCAATGCTCGATCAGCTTCCATTATTGCGTTTATTTCGTCTTCAGTTTTATTTAAAAACTTCAATCCGCGAGCTACATTTTTTGTTGCTTCAGTAGCAAGTCCAGCAGCACCAAATAATTCCATTCCAATTCCGCGTGGAAGCAAAAACTCTCCAGTTAGCTTTGCGCTTTCACTTACTTCTGGCAATTGTTGCTCTAATTCTTTTAATGCTACTTCGTTGTTTTTTTCAGCTTCTTTTTTCAGCAATTCCTTTGCTGCGTCTTCTGAAATTCCGCGAGATTTTGCGGTTTCTTCTACACTTGGGCCTTGAAATAAAGTTATTTCGTTTAATGCGGATTTTAAAGCAGGATTTTCATACATCCTTGCATACACGTCTGGAAATTCGCGTGTATACGCTTCGTGCGCCTGCTTAATTTTTCTCCGTGCTTTCCAATTTGCGAATGATAGTTCTTTTGCCTTTTGCTCCATTTCTGGGCCAAGTGCCGCTGCCATTTTTTCATTTCCCCAATCACCAATCCCAATGCCTCCTGCAAGTATTGTTTTTCCTGCGTTAGCAACAGCCCCCGGCAACTCAAATGCTGGAGCAAAAAAAGAATAAAATGAGCTTTTCGCATCAGCAATTTTTTTTGCTTCTGTTTCTTTAACTTGTTGCCTTTGTTCTGGCGTTAATTTTTCAAGAATTTTAGCAAGATATTTTGAATCCAAATAAATGTCTTTTTGACGTGGGTCTCCAGATGACATTGGAGTATTTGCAAGATTTATAGCATTTACGCGCCACGCCTCTACTTCTTTTTTATCTTCTGGAGACAACAATTTTTCACCCTCCAATGCGGCCCCATAGTCGCCGCTTGCTCCTTGTAGAATTCTATACGGGACTTCCGCTGAACCAACTGCAACTTTTGCGGCAGTTTTTCCAATATCAAATGCGCCTTGAGCCATTTCGTTGTATCCATCCAACAGATTATACCAAAATCCTTTTTCTTTTGGGAATGAAAGTATGCCTTTGGATTTTTCATTTTCATGCAATTGCCGTTGCTCATCATCCGACAATATATCAAGCGGAATATCCTTTCTCGCTTGCATGACCGAATATCGCTGGTCTGGAGTCAAGGATTTGATGTAATCAACATCAAATTTATCAAGATCAGATGTTTTTTTCTTTTGAATTGATGTTAAAAATGATTGATCTGGAGTTGGTTCTTGTTGAGCTTTTGGTTGAACAAGAAATTCATCAATCGTTTTATATGCAGTTTTAAAAAAATCTCCTCCAGTTTCCTCTTGTGATTTTTGTTCTGGAGTTTTTGATAAATTAGAGAAGAACGATTCTGGGTCTTCAATTATTGATGCATTTGAGGTTTTTGGTTCCTCTGGTTTCTCAATTTTTTCTTCTTTTGGTTTTTCATCATTTGCTATTGAAGAAAGGTTTGAAAAGAAACCCTCTGGATTTTCAGTAATATCCATTTTATTGTTGCATCAAAATCGCAGAAGCACCACCACTCCATCCTTGTGGCGTTGTTTCCATTTCATGTAGATTAATGATTGCGCTTTTTGATTTATCTATTTTTCTTTGCAACGCCTTTGCGTTTTCATAAATCGTTTCTATTTTTAACTTAAATTTATTTTTTTCATGTGGCGTTTCTGCAATTTTCATTTGATCTCGCAATGCAATTGATTCAGCTTTCATTTGAGCTAGTTCACTTTCAGCTTCCCATTTTGTTTGAGGCAAAATAAAGAATTGAGGCAAATCTTCTTCATCAGTAATACCTTGTTTTTTCAACTGATTTCTCTTCATTTGAACCTGTTGATTTGCAAGATTAGCTTGAGCAGCATGATCTTCAGCAATAACTCGCAACATTTGATCTCGTTGGTTTTGAGAAAGTCTCGCACCCCCTTCAAGTTTTTGAATAAGTTGCTCTGGTTTGTCAAAAATACCAACAGAACGCAATGCAAGAGCGGCTTGTCCTTCTGTGATTTTTCCTCCGCCCTCGGCTCGGCCAAACATATCAAGAAGACCGATATCGGATATACCTGATGCCTCTGGATTTTTTGCAATAGCATCGTAGTCTCTTACAAATTTTCCAATGGATTGACGCATTCCATTTGGAGCTAAAAATGCTTTAATGTCTGGATGATTTTGGAAATTCACTTGCTCTCGATTTAGCGTATTTTGTTTAGAAATTCCTAAGCGTTCTTTTGCTGCTTCTTGTCTTGCTTGCGATGCTTCTTCTCTCGCTGCTTTAGATTCAAGTATTTCTGGTTTTATTTGTTGTCTCTCAACAGAATACCCAACTTGACCAGTTGGTTTTCCATTACTATCAATAATATTGACTTTTTTAGGAATACTTCCTTCACCCCATCCTTCATAAGAACGCTTTGATTCTTCATCTGCTGCTTTAGCTGATGTAAAAACCATTCTTTTTGATTTTGGTGCTTCTTGTTTTATTGGTTTAATTTCAGCAAGTGTTTCACTGAGTTGTTTACTTGCTTGAATTGCTTTTGCATTTTGCTCTGGAGATATTGCAGCTACATTAAGTCCTTCAAGAGACATTTGAGGAACTGGTTCAATAGGAGCAATTGCTCCTCCATAAAGACCAGCAGTAGCATATTTTGGAGACAACCCTTCCAATTGTTTAGCTTGCTCTGCAATTCCAGATTGCATTGAATCTGCTGGTGTTAATGATCGAAACAAACTTGGCCCGTTTGTTTCCATTTCTGAAACAGGAGTTACAAAATCAATAGGCAAATCGTTTTTAGTTACGTCTCCTTCTGTTGAAACAGGTTCAATTTTTGTTTCAGTTGCGTCTCCTTCACCAGAAACAACCTCTTCACTTGTGGCAGTGTCAATAAATTTTGTTGGGAGTGATCCTTTTATTCTTTCTTTAGCGTCAAGCAATGCCATTTGCCTATCAAGCATTGCTTTATCGTGAGCTTCTGCTCTTTTTGTTTTATTTTCTTCAATTTCTAACGCTTTTTCTTCCTTATATTTAGCAGTAATGCCTTCAGTAATTCCGCTAACAGCAGCAAGAATGCCTTTTGAGATGCCTTCAGATACAAGTTCTGGACGCGAGGATTGAATGGGAGCGTATGCCAATGGCTGAAGCTGAAATTCAGCCTTGCGAGTGACATCAAGAGGTTGCAAGCCTTGCAATGAGCCAAGATTTGCAAACTGGGGATTGAATTTGTAGCCCTCGCCAGAGTATGAAATTGCCATAATTAAACGCCGCCAAATTTAAGGTCAGACGAAGATGGAAGTGAGAACATATTTGCTTTTTTAGCTGCTGCTCCTGCACCTTGGTTTACAAGTCCTGTTAAAGCTGGATTTACAGAAGTTTTGGGTGCATTGGAATATGTTGATGGCAACATTCCACCCGCTGCGCCAAGGTTAGCAAGTGCCTCTTCGCGGGATTTGTTAAAGTCAAATCCACCTCCAGTTGCTTGCTGTCCAGCGGTGGCTTGCGCTTGTTGCGCTGCAAGGAGTGCATTAGCATCGCGGATTGACTGCATTGAACCCATTGTAGAAAGTTGTTGTTGAGCGGCAGACTCGCCCATTTGCTCCGCTTGAGATCCAGCAGCCATTTGAGATTGCAATAGTGCCTGACGTTGCGCTTCAGCAGCTTGTGCAACTTGAGCGTCTTGTTGCGCTTGCATTTGCGACAAATAACCCATCATTGGATCTACACCACTTGCACTTGCATTTTTGGATGGTGCTTGCTTTTTGATACTTTTTGTACTTGATCCTCCCATATTATGCCCCTCCGAAAGTTAAACCTGTTGTGGTTGGCATTGAAAACATATTAGAGCGTTGCTGTCCCCCACCTGCGCCAGCATTTGCTGCCATCGCGGCAGCGCCTTGTTGACCTGTTGCCATGCCACCAAGTGACGCTTGACGCATTTGACCAACATCTGTACCAGTTGCCATTGACCCCGCTTTTTGCTGTGCTGCCATTGACGCTTGATCTTGCGCTTGTTGACCAACATTCATTCCGCTCAATGCGTTTCTTGCAGCAGCCTCACCTTGCTGCATTGCCACCATTCCTGCTTGACGAGCTTGTTCATTTTGAGCGTTAATTTGAGCTTGCCGTTGCATTTCCGCTGCCGCCGAGTCTTGCTGCGCCTGCATTGCCTGTTGCGATTGCAACATTGCCATGTACGGAGCCATAGTATCCATTGCAGGAGCAACTTGAGCTTTTGGTTGTTTAGGTGTTGATTTACTACCGCCCATAAATTAAAGGAATTCGTTGGTTGTTAGCATGGAATTTAAGTTTGTTCAAGAACTTTTTTGCGAGCTTCTTTGCAAAGATCACTGCCGGGCTCAAAATTTCTGCAAGAATTTGGTCTGTCATTGTAAACCTTGCAACATACAGATTCTCCAACTTTTCCATCAAGTGCAATACAACGATTGTCAGTGGTTTTCATTAACGGATAGTCTGTTCTTACCATTTCTTTTGGTATATTAATTGTATCTGACCGATCTCGCTTTAATACAGGCCATGACCATTTAAAACAGCAACAAGCACCGCATGATTTGCAGTCAAATTCATTTATTTGTTCCATGTAGGTCGAAAACCAAGGTCTTCATTAACCAAATCTTCGTAAAGAGCAAGATGTGAAATATTGGATATTTTGGCCTTTAATTTAGGACAATCAACATACTTTCCTTCATGCCGATTTACGCAATTGAAGCAAATTGGATAAAAATCTGCGTTTAATGACTTGTCTGGATTGTTCTTCCACTTGTAATAATCTTTGACGTACCTTGTTGGATCAAGTTTAACTCCGTTGTCTTCTAGGTATTCAAAAATATCATCATCTGTCCAGTCTCGCATTGGATACAGAGACATTGGTGAATTTTCAGTATAACGAATATCAACCGCAAGTGGAACGTGACCTTTAATCAAGTCTGTGTCGGTATACTTGGTTCCGATATACACTGCTCCCCAAGGCCAATTAAACGTGCCTGTAGGGCGTTGTAGAACGTCAGTAACAGCGCACAAGAAATCTTCTCCTTCTTTTGGTTTCTCAGTTCCAAGAGAAAGACACACTGCTGTTCCTTGACCCCATTGGTAATACTTTATGAAGTCAAAGCGCAGTTCTCCAGTTTCAACATCAGGCCCATCAGCAATTGCTATTTTGCTTGGAGGATAGTCATAAACTTCCAGCTTCCATTCTTTGATTAACTTGTCAGAATAAGCATATCTTTCGCGCAACTTAGGTTCACGATATTGAATAACAGGAAGATCAATTCCTGCTCCAAACTTGATCAAATGCAGCAGTGCCGTGGAATCCTTACCTCCGCTCCATAAAACTACTGCTCTCGGCCATCTTTTGTTCCATTCTTGTATTTTATGTATTGTTGTATCTATTAGTTGTTTCATTAAATAATAATTGCCACTCCCGCCAATGAACCAATTGCAGCACCTCCAGCACCAATCATTTGCCCTTGTTGCGCGTTTGAACTAGCAGCATTTTGTTGAGCATTTTGCAACATCATTTGCTGGTAATTTTGTTGGTTTTGTTGCTGGTTTTGATTGATTTGTTGCAGTTGTCCAAGGTTTTGATTAATCCAATCCGTTGTTGATTGATTAAGTTGCTGAGTTCCTTGCATTACATTGCCTTGATATTGCTGCATTGCGGCAAGATTTTGAGCTTTTGCAGCTTGTTCTGCGGCAATGATAGATGCTGGATCAAGACCCCCGATGGGAGCTGGAGTTTGAGCAAGATAGCCTTGTTGAATTGCGAGGTTTTGCAACCTTGCTTGCCGTCCAGCCTCGGTAGCTTGGTCATAAATAGCGGATCTTCCAATCAAGCTATCAGTTCCCAATCCAGACTGGTTCATCAATCCTTTTTTAACCGCCCAATTGTCCATCCAATTTTTCGTTGCATCAAGGTTTGTTGCTTCAGCAACGCGAGAGCCAAGCTCATTTCGCATTTTTGCAATATCTGGATTCAATAAACGCTCAAATTCCTTTGAACGCTGCAAATTGTCCATTCCAAACTCAGACGCTTGTTGCGATGTTTTTGCGGCATCAAAAGACTGCATTACTGGAGCTTGCGATGCGTAAGATTTGAGAAGACTAGCTTGATTTTGCAATGCGGCAAGTTGTCCCTGCGATTGCATTCCCAATCCTTGAAGTGCTACTGCTGAATTTGGTAGTTTGTATGCCATATTAAACAGTAGCTGTTGCAGGAGTTGTTGCTGTTTTTGCAACGCCAACTGGAGCAAATCTTTGCGCTAATCCTCCAGTAATTCCTCCAAGTGCCGATCCAGCGGCTTGAGCATATGCTCCTGTCATTGCGGCTTTAGACGCTTGATTTTGAGCTTGTTGATTAAGCAATGCACCTTGGTAATTCAAGGCGTTTTGTTGCGCTGTTTGGTTAATTCCTTGAAAACCTGCACCAATTCTAGCCATTTGATCAGCAACAGATTGATTGTATCCACCAATGTTGCCATACATGGAATTTTGGAAATTCTGCATGGCTTGCAAGTTTGCTGCTTTTGCCGCCTCTTGTGCAGAAATTGATGTTGATGGATCAATGCCGCCAACTGGAGCTTGCATTTGACGAAGAGTTTCTTGCTGCAATGCAAGGTTTTGTTGATCGTAATTAGCTTTAGCTTTTAAAGCGGCATCGTATGTTGCCGCTTGTCCAACAGTAGAATCTCCAAGACCAGTTTCATATCCTTGAATAAGTCCTTGGTTACGCGCCCATTCATTCATGTAGCGAGTTGCGTTGTCCATGCTTGCAAGATTTGCAAGTTCAGCGCCTTGAGCTTGACGCATTTGAGCAGCTTCTGGAGATGTCAATTGTTCCATTTCGCGGGAACGCTGGACGTTAGCCATCCCAAGTTCAGAAAGTCTCCTAGACTCTGCTGCGGCATCATATTGCTGCTGTGCAGGAGTCATATTAGCATACGCTTGCAACAATTGACCTTGAGTTGCTTGTTGCCTTGCTTGGGCTTGTTGCATGGCAAGCATAATAGCCAAATCCGGAGAGGAATCTGGTTGCGTTAAATACTTTCTAGCATCAACTGTTTTTGTGCCGCCCATGATTAAAAATTATTCATATTGTAAATTTCACGATCCATCTTTGTCAAACCTAATTTATTCATAATTTCGTTGCTAAAATTAGGCCGATCATTGATTAACGGCACTCCAATGTATCCGGGTTGACCAGAAAGTTGAGAATGCGCCTTCCAATCGCTCATCACTTGGATTACATCTTGTGGTCGCGTATGCTTTGGGTGAAATGCAGGATAAACAACGGGAAGAAATACATGATCAGAATATCCAAATAACTTGCCGTTAGAATAATGCGCGTAAACATTGATATTCGGATGCTCAATGATTTCATGGTCAAATTCCTGCGCGAAATTTTGCAATTCATAGAACTCGTTTGTTCCATGTCTTGCTAATTTATATTCAATTTTCGTTCTCATTTATTTATTTAATTAGTTCCAACCACAACTTCATTTCCACTCAATTCTGTTGGCAAGTATCCTTTGAATCTTTCAGCCTGTTGTTGAATAACTTTATTGCGAGTTGCAAAATTTCCACAAACAACGCAAGGCAGACAATTTTCAGCATCAATCGGAATTGGCACAGAAGAATAGAGAGGAACAACTGGGTCATCTCCGAATGGTGAAACAAATCGGTTAGGAAAGTTATTAACTTTTACAGAAGCGTCAATGATTGATGGCATATTAGCAAGGATTAAGTATTCTGTATTGTTGCGCCGCTGAATTTGCAGCTTGTTCAGCAAGAATTCCAGCTTGTTCTTCAGCGTGTGTAAATGAAATGCTTGACAAGAATGATGCTGCTGCTGTTGCAGAAATTGACGATAAAGAAGGACAGGTTAAAGTTACTGTTCGATAAACTTTCGCGTACCAAGACTGTTGGTCTGTTTGCGGTGCTTCATATGGGCTTGGTAGCAAATCAAGCGTTAATGTTGATCCATCCTGAGCAAGCAAGCAAGATTGTTTTTCGTTTGATTGAGGAACACCAGTTGACCTTTCGCTCCACGGGTCTTGGAACATCCTAATTGTCTCTACACCAAATTCTCCGCACCATTCAACAAGCATAGAAAAACCTTTATCAATATCTGTTGTAAGATATGATTCACAAGTTTCAGCAACGGCATTTCGCGTCGCTGATTCAGTGATCAAACGACGATATTGCGTGTTCAAAAAACCAAGCTTTTCAATCTCTGTAGCAAACGGAGTCTCTTGCCATTGGTAGTCTTCAGTTACTGCTAAAATGCGCGTGTCAAGAATTGATTGATACTGCCCTTTGCTGCCGCGATATGATGCCTTGACATCTACAGTGCCTCCAATTTCTACGCACTCAAGCTCTGAATAAACAAACTGCTTGAAATCCATGCCGTCTCCAAGAAGACCAGTTTCAACTTGCGAGTAAATGCGATTAAAAAGATTTGTTGTTGTGCCATCTGCATTAATGCTCAAATACGAATCAACGCGATTGGGAGTGAAAGATTCCCATAGCGATATGTAAGAACCATCGTTTGTCGCTGAATAATCAACAGAGAAATGAAAGCAGCGAGGTTGACCATCAACAATTCCTGTAGTCCATTCAACAGGTCGTGTTCCTGTCCAGACTCCGCACCAAGCAGGTTGGCGGTTTGACCCCATTTCAGCCGCAACTGCCCAATCCATGACCATTGTAGCTGAATTAAGAGGCTCAAGATACGGGATGCTATAAAGCAAATAATTCTCAAATGATGTTGCACAAATTCCCGTTTGATCTCCTGCCATGTATGCCTTTGCTCGCACCATTTCGACATCTTTGTACAAAACCTGCGATGACAAGTAAGCGTTGCCAGCAACGTCCGCTGATACCAACCCGCCTTGCGAGAACCACCACATTTGACCCGCTTGAAACGCGATGGATTTACCAGCAATACATCCTACGTTTGGAAACAAAATAGTCTGGAAGTTTGGAGTAGTTCCCCATGTGGTTCTATCGTAAATTCCGCTTGAAAGTGCATAAGTTGCACGATCTGTGAAAACATATAATTTTTGGTCGTTGTTTTGACCCACATAGTTTACAAGCGCCGTTACTGGTCGAGTAAACGAGAAGTCTCCACGTCCTGATCCAGTTGTGCGTTCCTTCCAACTTGTAGGGTCGCCAAGATCGGATGCCAGCACGATATTTTTGTTGGCAACCCAAAGTCGATTTCCAGAATATGCCATCCAAAAGCCAATTGGAATGTCTGCATCTTGAACTCCGGTGGTATTTGAACCATCCCAATAAACAGGAGCGTTTACGCCATCTTGGATGAACAATACGCGATGTGAAGGAGTTACAGAAACATCGCCACCAGTCGAAATGTTTGCTGATTTCGTTGCGAGCGTGAAACAAAATTGTGAAACATTTGGATCAAGCGAAACATTGGTCAATTGGAATGGTTTCCAGTCTTGCGGTTGTGTAAGCGGGAACGGACTCCAATAAACCTTGCCATTGACAGCAAAAACGATGTATGGCAACTCGTCGGCTTGAACGCCCTCGCCATTTGTTCCATAAATTTGCGTAGATGTTGTAGCATCTGCCGCCTTGAATTGTTTGTTTGCAAGAAACAATATACCGCCTTGAAAGTTGCCCGGAGGCAGCGACAAGCGCATGGATTGGCCGGGTCTTGTTTGTGCAATTCCACCACGAAATTGTGAGTTAACTGCCCACTTTACTTGGTTTTCTGGCAGTGCCCAAGGATTGCGAACAGAGTTTACGCCTTGAGTCCAACCAGCGCAAGTTTTAGTCTGCCGTCCAGAAGTGATTTGCGGTGATTTCATTAAAACATCACAGGATCAGATTCATCGCCATAGCAAACGTTGTTGATCTGCGGAACTGCCATAGCGTGACCATCGATTGATTCTTGTTGGTTTTTAAGGTATCCAAATGAAATCTGCCAATAACGCATGGCTTGCTCGGCAAAATCCTTGTCTTCCAAGTCAACTGCGTGAACAGCGGCAATAATTGCCCGTTCTTGTTCAAGCGGGATAAAATCATAGACGCTTGTTATTCTAGGATTCGTTACTTTGTAAATAATCCTAGCCCACGCACAAGGCTTGCCAATGCGAATTCTGCGATATTGCGGGTTAATTTCAGTTGGATGATATTGCCCAATCAGCGTCATGTCGTTGCTGCGTCCGTAATCCCATGCGTAGAGGCTAACATATCCATCAGTAAGAGGTTTTTCGACATGAGCAACGCTTTTAACAAAGATTGGATCAGAAATTGCATCAACGTAGAATGTGGATGACACAGAATTGCCTGTTGTTGTGTAAACTTTGCGTCCTGTTGTTGATGTCAAGTTACGAGCATTGGAAAGCGTGTCATAAAGCTCGAAAGAATTGTTATCAATGCGACGAACATAGTAATTCGTGTTTGGCAACAATCCAACTGGAAGCGCGTCTCCTTCTTTTGCACGAGTTACAAGCATCGTTCCTGTCTCGTAAAGCGATGAATCAGCGACAATGTTGTTAGATGGCTGAACTTGAACATCGCGGATAATGTCTAAGCTCAATTGACCTGTTCCAGTTGAAGAAAGAATTACTGGAGATGCGCCGCTATAAACGCGAACAGAATCACCAATTAATTTAATCGTATAATCTGTTCCAGCAACCAATGGTGATGGAAGTGTTCCAGAAGTGCTAAATCGGACAACTTCATCTTCAGTCAAGAAAGCAGTATTTACAGGCTTAATCAAATTTGAGGCAACGGATGGAGTAACTTGCGTCCGAATAGCGTAATATGTTTGACCAGTTCCGAAAGAATCAATGTTGATTAGACCAGATAATTGATATACAGAACTAACAGAAGTAAGAGGTGAATCAGAATAATTAATTATAAAACCATTTCCCAAAATTCCAATTATTTTTGCATTTTGCAAAACTGGATATGATGGTAATCCATTAATTCTTACTGTATTTCCAATTAAATATCCATTAGTTGATTCTGTTGTAAATACAGCAGTTTGATTTAATGGAAAATAAAGTTGTCCTATAATTGGAATTGTATTTCCATCAATAAACAACCCATCAATAGCATTTTGTTCTGTATCATATATTTTTGCAAGCGTATTTGATAAAACTCTCAAATAAAACGGAGTGACACTATTATCAATTGCTGGAGATGTTGTTGGAAGAATGTAATCAGTTCCAAAGTAAATTTCTTGACCAGTTACAAGCGTTGTAAAGTCTCCAAGCCAATTATTTGTGAAATCAACTCCAAATGAGCGTGAAAGAACAACATAAAATGTTCCAGTTCCAGCAGAAGTAATGTTTACATCACTAAAATCAGTGTTTTTAACAGTAAATGTTCCTGTAAGACCATTTAATGGAGTTTCCGCACGATATGCTGTGCCAGATACAAGTGGAGATGGCAATACACCAGTTGAGGAAAAGTTTACAAATACTCCAGTTGATGGATTTATCGTTACTGTTGGTGTTGTGGTATAACCAGTTCCAGCAGTAACAATATTTATTCCTGTTACTTCACCAGAAAAAACTGAAATTGTTCCAGTTGCTGGAGTTGCAAGCGTATTAGAAACAGTGTATGTAAAAGTCGTTGCAGTATTGTCTTCAATTGAAGAAATAATTGTTCCAACAACAGGAGTAGGAAGCGTAGAAAGAACATTTATTGTAAATGTTGTGGGGCCAGTAACAGTTACGTTATATGATGTATTATATCCAGCAGATGTTCCCGTGCATCCAGAAATAGTAATACGATCTCCTGTATTGTAATTGTGATTTGTTCCTGTTGTTACAGTTCCAATAGTTCCAACGCGAGTAATTGATGAAACTGAAGTATTTATTTGAGGAACAATAATTGTTACATCTCCATTATATCCAGTTTGATTTGCACCTGTAATTCTTACAGTTTGATTTGAGCTAAACCCATGTGCCGTTGGAGTTGTTGCTGTAGCTGTAGTTCCAACGCGAGTTATTGAAGAAATAGAAAGATTTAAATTGTTTACTGTTGCTGTTGCAGTAGCTCCAGTTCCACCACCTCCAGAAATTTTCACTTGAGGAGCATCTGTATAATTGAATCCTCCAGAAATTTTAGTAAATCCAGAAACAAAAGATGTTGTAATTGTTGCTGTAGCTGTTGCTTGAGCCAATCCAGCACCGGGAAATCCGGCAGGAGGATCAATTGTAATTGTTGGAGCAGATGAGTATCCTGCGCCGGGGTCAGTAATAACAATATTGCTTACCGATCCAGAAACAAGAATTGCATATCCAACTGCGGATTTTGCTTGCAGATTGCTTCCAGCAGGAAGATCGGTCGGCGCAGAAAATGTAACTCCGGGAGTTGCTGTGCCATATCCGCTTCCTCCAGAAACAATGCGCGTTGACGTTACAACGCCAACAACATTTGCTTGGAATTGCGCTCCAGAACCAGATGGAGTTGCAATTGATAGTCCTTGTGCAGTAATTTGACTCTCCGTGCCTACCCTTGATGTGGCTTGAATCAGTTTTACAAGCGAGTTTGTTCCTGATCCAGCGGTTGTGATCTTGATCGGATTTACAAAGTTTGTCGGAGTTGATGCGGCGGCATCAGCTTGGTTTTCGTGCAAGGAGACAGAGTAATCGTCAATGACGTTGACAAAGTAGTTTTGATTTGCAATGAGCGGTTGAGGCAATACGCCTCCAGCAGTAAACGCCTGCACTTGGTCGCCGTCTCTAAAATAATGGCGAACACTAAAAACAAGTTTTGTTTCTGGAACAATTGCCTTGCGGATGTCAATGTCAATCGGCAAAATTGAACCCGTTGTATAAATTGGATTGCTGTTAGTTTTCGCATCAGAAAGCGAACTAAAGATGTTCAAATTCAGCGAATCAATCGGTTGTGCAAAGTATGTTTTGTTTTTTTCCAATGGCGCGGGAAGCGGCAATGTTGGAAAAACAATTTCGTTAGGCGAGTCAATTGCAAATGTTGGGCCGGGAGGTGCAAATTTTAGCGAAGTCACCACTTGAGCATTACGCTGGTCGCGCAATTGCATTGTTCCAAATCCAACAATGCTTGAAAGTGCAATTGGATATTGCAACGCTTGAGCGTTTAACGAGTCACTGAAAAGCTGAACTGTAACTGCGTCAATAACGCCAACGTAGTATGTTTGACCATCATTGAGCGGAACAGGAATTGTGCCTGTAATAACCCTTGCAGACATTCCTTGACCAGATGTTAACCCATGTGAAGTTGATGTTTTGAAATCTGTAATTGGATCAATAGATACACTCCGAGTTGCAATTGTAGCGTTGTCAGGAGCAATCGTGCCGTACTGGAAGTCTTGCTGCGAGTGTATTGGAATTAGAAGACCATCCACGCCAGCACCATTCGGCATTTGCGAACGGAGAATGCGGTTGTTTTGATCAGTTCCAAGAACGCGAATTTTCTTGCCAACGTCATTGTTGCTTTCAGCTACCGCAACAAGCTGCGAAGGCTGAATAATGTCCATCAGCGTTGCTACATAACCTCGGTCATCCCATGCCCACTCAACAGAATTATAAACTCCACCCTTGTTGACGTGATATTGGAACAAACGATTACGGAAATATGTCGGAGATCCATCGATATTAACAGCAAGAGGAACGTCAATTCCGCGAGGCAATGCAAGGCTACAACGATCCCAACCAGTGCAGACATCAACCTCTGCGGTGGTATGCGTCCAATGTCCAGACTCCATCAAGGTCTGGACTGCCTGCTGAATCTTACGAAATACCTTTTTGGTATCGGTTGTTCCTAAAATTTCAGCGCATTCATCGAAAATTTCCGATACAAACATGGCGCGAAATTAGCGCATTGAACCCTCTTGTGCAAGAGATTTCAAAAACTCTTCGTCTGCACCAGTTGGAGCCGCCTCTGGGGGCATCATTTCACCCTCTGGAGGCATTGCGCCACCTTTTTGCGCTTCAACATCAGATTTGAGCGTTTCAAGCCCTGTGGCAAGCTGTGTGACGAGGGTGTAGATGGCATCAAATGCGTCAGATGGCATTTGAACCATAACTTGTCCACCAGCGGGAGCCATGTCAGGAGTTGGTGCGGCCATTTCACCCGGCATCGCGTCTGTTGTTGGTGTTGGTGCTTCAGTCAGAAGCTCATTTTTTGGAGGCATAAATTTTAATCTTCGTTTTCTGTTTTGTTTTCTGATTCAGATTCGCCAGCGGCAGCTTTCAAACCCATTTCAATGGCATTTTCTGGATCTTCTTTTTCTTCCATTTCCATTTCTGGCATATCTTCGCAACATTCTGGTTTAATTCCGCAAATCTGAAGCTCAACGGAATGACGCTTCTCGTTCTTGCCATTGCGCGTAATGTCTTCATTGCGTTCCATTACTTTTTTGTAATGAATAACTGCCATACCTTCTTTACCGAGTTTTTCAAGCCCTTTTACATTGTCAAAGTAAAGCGAAGGATAGTGATATTTCGGAGATTCCTCGGATTCTTCAGAACCCATAGAAATGGTCATTCCGCCAGATTTAATTTCTTCACCAAGGTCAATAAAATCGGATTTAAGTTTAGCTTTTTCTTTTGTGTATGGCATAATTATTATATAAATAATTGAATATATTTCATTCTACAATCGGGCATCCATTAGGATATTTTGCGACAAATTTAACCCATTTTTCTTTTTGGTCTTTGTCAAAATAATTTGTGATACGTGAATTTGAAAAATCGTTCCAATATTGCGATGCGATTTGTTCTTGTTCTTTTTGCTTTTCAGTTTTTTCGATTGGTTCGCTCATATTATGAAATAGTTGCTAATGTTTGGACTACAGTGTTCCCATCTTTGTATGGAGATGCTCCATTTGTTGTTAGATTAGCAACACGAATGTTTGTTGATGCAACAAAACTAACCAATGCAGGAGTAGTTCCAGTTGGAACGATTATTTGAACATCAAATAACTCTGCTCGCAATGCTGGATTTACTGGCAATTGATTCCCAGTTGAAACTACTATATTCATATTTTGAATGGTTGTATTTTTTATTGAAGTATAATAATTAGTAGAAATAATTAATCTTGTATAAGCATTGTTATATGTCCTATTGTCTTTAATTAAACAATTTTTTATCCTTCCATCAAGATATGTTGCTTGAGTAGTTCCTGCAACAATTGTAATTGTGCAATTGTCAAATTCACTAATTAAATTATCGTCATATTGCAATGCACTGAATTGTGGACAATTAAATATACAATTTGAAAATTTACCATTAACAGGACTGCCCATATAATTGGATGGGTCATTTACTAATCCATTAAATGTGCAATTTTTAAATATCCCACGCAAATTAAATGTAATTGTATCGTGAGTTCCTTTATCAAAAATAACATTTTCAAATGTATTTGCTATTGCATTGTCTGAAAAATTAACAAGTTGTGATACTACACCAACTCCAACTGCTGCGCTTTTTGATCCTGTAATTGTGCAATTTTTAAATGAAAACGCATTTAATATTGTATTGCCAATTGAATTGAATCCATACGCATAGGAGGGTTGAACAATTTGAGTTCCAAAATCAATTACAGTATCTTCTGGTCTCCCATTTCCAATTATATTAAATTTACCAAAAAATGATCTATCTGTAGAATCTGCAAATTTATAATATCCAGATGCCAAGTATATATTACATACATGGTTATTTTTCCCATCAAACGCTTGAATTTGAGTTGCAAACGCCATCGCATCTCTCAACATTTTTCCATTTTCTAATGGATCGGGATGCGTTCCATTTATTGTAACATCTTTAATTCCATTTGAACATTCAGAAAAAATTATAGTTCCTGTTGCTGGATATGCTGGAGTTCCTGCAACCTCAAATGTAAATTGTGTTGATTGTGTTGCTGGAGAAACTGGCGGCACAACAGTAATTTTTTTAATCCCATTATATTCTGATTGATTTGCTCCGCTTATTCTAAATATTGGATTATAATTAAATGTTGGATTGTTTAAATATGTTGGAAGCGAAGCCTGAGTTGGATTTGAAAGCGTTGCAGTTGCAATATTCCCAGAGCGACTAATTGTAATTAAGTTAACTCCACGCTGTTCCCATCGTTGTGGAAAATAAGAATTATAAGTAAGATTTTGACGACTTTTATCTTCATTGCGTTCAAAAAATCCCCATGAATACACATTCTCAATATTTCCTGCATCTTCCCTTTCGCGTATGTTATCTTTCCATATAACGCTACCTGTAGCTTGAATTCTTGAATATGAACTAACATGAGATACACTTGGATCAATGCAACGAATAGTATTTTTTTCAAATGCAACAGATTCGGCAGCAGTAATTCTTAATGGCCCATAATATCCAATGTTATTTGGAAGATAAATAGTATTGTTTTCAATAATCCAACTATTATCATGGTTTAAGGAAAAGCTACGACTCATTGTTTCAAAGTTGCCATGAACTGCAAATGTGCAATTATAATATGTATTTCCTCGTATAACATTTAATGCATTAATTCCAGTATCACGATAATAACCACTTTGTTTATTGTAAACAGCACAATTACTTACTTCTGCATATTTATTAGCAAAACACGAAATCCCACCGGCAGTTGTTCTTGGATTTAAAGCAGTCCCAGCAATTACTGTGCAGTTTCTTACAATTGCAGAACCAAATGATGCGTTTCCTTGACCATCCATTGGAGGAGTTGGAGGAACAACAGTAACAAATCCAGCAGCCGTAATATTAGAAACATATGGGTCAGCACCATCCCATGAATCAACTTCATCTGTTACTATGCAATTTTCAACAGTTGAAATTCCATTATATGCAGCAGCAGTTAAAACAAAAGATTCATATCCATTTCCATAATCGCCACCAAAATTTTTAGCCCAAACATTTCTAATTGTGGCTTGTCTACCGCCGCTAATTAAAGCTCCATTTACAGCAAATTGAGCTTGTCTCAAATTTTCCCAATCGCCATCAATTGTTAAATCTGATATTATGCAAGGTGATGTATAAAATTGAAATGAATAATTAGGAGATGTTGGTATCTCATTAAATATGTTTATCAAATTCAACTTGTATCCAGTTCCAGCTAAATTTTCTGGCAGTTCGACTTGTTTTAAAATAGTAGAACCAGTTCCATCTCCAATTACACTACAATTCAAAGGATAATCTGTGCGATATGGTTGATTCCCGCCAGAATTAGGTCTTCCGGGTTGATACTCATTTGATCCCCTTGTAAAATAATTTCCAGCAAGCAAACGAATAGTACAAAAATCAGGACATTTATTTCTGTCTTTAATAATATTGTCGTATTTTTCAGCCGCAATTTGCTCCGTTGCTCCACCCGCATCATATGGGTCAAGAATTGTTCCAGACCCAGAACTTCCATCTGTTCTTGGAGCAATATAAACAGTTTTTACGCCAGCAGGCGCAATTCCGTTACTTGGGCCTGTTGCGCCAGTTAAACCAACTGGCCCAGTAGCTCCAGTCGGCCCGCCACTTGGCCCTGTAGCTCCAACCCTGCCTTTTAATCCAGTAGCTCCAGTTTGACCCGTTAATCCAACTGGGCCTGTTGCTCCTGCTTTTGAAGAAAGTTCTACAACTGTTAATGTTTGCCCAATTGTCAATCCAGTTGATATTGTTAAAACTCTTGGAAGAGTTTCTGAAATAGTATAACTAATTGGATCTTTAACAACTCCGTTTATATAAACAATATAAGCATTCCGATCTGGTTGGTATGCTCCTGTAAGAGTAAATTGTGTTTGTCCAACGTTGGAAAATCCCCAGCGCATGAATTGACCAAACCCATCAAGCGATTGACCAAATAAACGAAGTAAATAACAAAGCAACCCTTCTCCTTCTTCGCGTGGAATTTGCTCAACACTAGCAGAATTATTTGGATCACATGGAATATTCCAAACTACTCTGCCATTTGATACAGTTTTCGTAATTGTTCCGTAAAGAGCGGTAACAAGATTATCAATCAACGATGGTACGCTTTCATGCGAAACCTGTGGATAAGGAGTATCTGGACAACAAGTGCTGCTGTAATAGGAATTATTGCAATCGCAAGACATAATTAGTGATTTCTACTTTATTGGTTTATTTCTGTCAAAAGAAAGTTTTAGCATTTGAACATAAACATCGTCAATTAGTGTTCCCAGTTCTTCTACCGCGTCTTCTTGCAAGTCAGATAATCTTGCGTGAATAAGTTCATGCGATAAAACATTCAAAAGGTTACTTTGAGAGTTTGGATTTATTATAATTGTTCGTTTTTCGTAGTCGCAACAACCATCATCCGTTACACCCTCTGTTTTGCCGGGATTACCAAACTTAATCGTCCACAATTGTCCGTTAATTCTTGCTTTTACGCTTTTTTTCGTCATGGAAGAAATAATGTGGGGTCACATGCATTTTTTTAGATTTTGTAGGAATATAGAAATCTTTCTTTTCAATGATACCAAGATCTATTCCAATTCTTATTTTTCTTGTTGATTGTGAAAGTTTCAGATTCCACAATTCGCATAATTGTTTTAAAGAATACCAACCTTTAGGAACTGGCTCGTATTGTTTACAGATACTATCCTGTATTATTTTAAGGAAATCGTTTGGTGTCATGCGTTAAAAATTGCGTTGGAAGTTTATTTCCTTTTTTAATGTTTTCAATTTTCCACAATGGTTGAAAATTTGTGTAATGATTTAATTTTATTTTTAAATTGGAAGTCTCCACACATCTCCTTTTGCTCTTTGCGTGATTTGAAGTGATGATTGATGCAATGATTCACAATACTCTCCCCATAACCAGCCTTGACACCAACTGAAAGTGCTTCTGCGATTTTTTGCATATTCTAATGCTCCGCGAGCAGTAAGAGTTCCAATATTATAGCAAGTTCCACCATGATATGTTCTGGCATTTTGAATGGCTACACGATGAGTATGCCCCATAATTATTTTGCGCCTGCTTCTATCACAGTATTGCTCTGCCATGTCTCTTGCCGCAGATTCTCCATAACAAGCTCCATGAGTAAATCCCATGTCTGCTATATCAACAATTTGTTCAATTCCAGAATACGGAATCAATCTTGCTTTAAGTTTTTTTGATGTATCTTCAATTGCAGAAATAATTTTGTGAGCGCAATATGATGTAACAGCATTTTTGCTATTTGTTAGTTTCCATGCTCGATCTTCATGGTTGCCACAAAGGATATATGGGTCTTTACATCCAGCCATCAATTGTCGCAAATGAGTTAATCCAGTATCAATGTCTGGAGTTATTTCGTCTCCATCATTGCCAGACCCCACTCCATTTCCCATTAGCGCAGACATATCAATAAAATCACCAAGATGAAGTATTGTATCTGGTTTGTATTTTTCTTTAAATGCCATTACTGCTTTCCACGCTTCTGAATCGCAATAACGAGCATGTGTGCACGAAACTGCCAGCACTTTTTTCCACTTGTGAGTGATATTTGCCATATTTATTTATTTAATTGAGCCGCTGGGATAAATCCGAATAAAATCTTTTACAAGTGTTTTTTTTCTAATTTTTCGCCAAACTCCATCGCCACTTGTTGAGTCTCTGTCTCCTTTTCCATTTGTATTTCCTTCAAGCGTGACTATCTCAGATCCGCAATCTTCAACTACAAATCCAACGTGAGAAAAGTCAAATGTCACGATGTCTCCAAGTTTAGCCTCATGCGTTTCGTCGTATATTTTAGTCGTATTTGGACGTTGTAGCGCCCAAGATTTTAGACCATACGCAAGTGCTGTTGTTGGTCGCCATTCTTCTGGACTTCTACGTTGCAAATTGAGCCATATTACAACTTGTGGAATTGATACCCATTCACGGATGCACCAATCAACAAAAGCCGCACACCAAGGCCAAGAGGCAGGATCAAGGTTTGTCGCGGATTGATATTCTCGCACACGCAACCCGCAATTATTTCCTCCAACTTCTCGCGTTCCAACTTCAGCAGTTGCAATTGCGATTAATTTTTCAAGCATTGCTATCTTTGGCGAGAATCAAGCCAACCCCAGCAGTAATTGAAGCAAAAAGCAATCCAATATCTCCAAGGTTTCCAGTTGCCAAAAAATCTTTTCCTGCATCAGAAACTGCGGCAAGAATCGTGAATACTCCAAGCAAGGTTGTTTTCCAGTTTGTTTTCATTTTTTTGTTCCTTCTGGCATTGGAAGCTCATAAGTAAACTTCCCGTAATCTGTCTGTAAAGATACACCAAATGTAGCGCAACTTGTCAAGAATGAAATTGCAAACAATATAAACGCAACCAAAATCAAGACAAATTCTAAACGTTTATTCATTCAATTTGAAATTTTGTTTTTAATAAATTCAAAGAATACAGTCCAAACAAATGCTGCTGCTGCAATTATTCCGAATGCGTATCCGCGATGAGATTCAAGTGATCTCAAGCGTTTTTCTACATCAGCAAATTTATTGCTAAATTCTTTTTGATTTTCTAATACCAAATCAAGTTTGCCTAGCAACAGACCTAGTGTTCTTTCAATATCTTCATTTGGCATAATGTTTAATTTTCTAAAAAATGTGAGCTTACAAGCTTAGTGTCAGTTGTACACCACTTCAACCATTCTTTTGCTACAGAGTCAGAATTATCCCACCATGCCCTAAGATTCATACTCTTCCAATATGAGTCCCAAACCCAAAGCTTGTTCTGTCCAACTGGATATAGATAGCACGTCAATGCGTGACTGAATTTAGGTGTGTTCACGATAAGAACTTTGGCTTGAATACCGTTTTGCTTCAGTGCTTGCGTCATGGCGATTGCCTCTGGTAAACAAGCGTTCTTATACTTTCCAACAAACTCAGGTTGATCTATTGGAGGACTTGACGTGCATCCAGCAAGAGCAATTATGAGTATTGGAATTAAGTGTTTCATTCTTCTACCCACGTATAAACCCCATTAACGACCTTGAGAACAAACGTCCCTTGATCGCTGGGAGGAGTTGGCATACGCTCGGCAACAAGAACTGGGTCTTCGTCTATCCGAACGTAAATTTTGCCGTCTGTAACATTTATCGCTATCTCTCTTTCAATCCACTGCGCTGTGCTTGGTTTAGCACCGGGGATTAAACTCTGCAATGGGAGGATTCGTGATGGGATTTCAGTTACAGACGGCATTTTATTTAGACTCCAAATTTAACTTTACCCATGAACTTAACAGGAGCTTGTAATTTGACAAGCGTTGGTTGAGCAACACCATCAAGTTCCAACCCCGTGCCGTTGTTACAGAGAGCAGCAAATTCTGCATCAGAAAGTGCGCGATTCCAGATACCAAAGGCATCTACTGAACCATACAATGCTCCGCCACCAGAACCATCGCTCTTACCAAATGATAGACCACTAGCTGTTCTTGGATTTGTATCTGCTGCGCTTCCAATTGCTTGTCCGTTAATATACAATGTTATTGTTCCATTACTTCTCTTAACAGCAGCGTGATACCATGTATTTAGTTCGGGCGAGAATTCAGCTGTAACCAAAGGATATATTGCCCAGTGCGTTCCAAAAGCTAAACCATTTGCGTTGTTTGCCCAACTAAGTGTTTTAGCTATACCAAAAAACCAATCACCAGGAGTATCACCACCAGCAACACCTTGAACTATATGAGCAAATGAATCTTCATTCATTGCTTGAGTTAATTTGAAGTATGAAGAGATAGAAAAATCTCCACTGAAAGCAAAAGATGTATCTTCTACGTTCAAATAACCGCTCCCATCAAACACAGCAGCATTCCCAATTTTGCCAGAAGCAAAAGAGACATTGCCGTTGTTGGTGAGGGTTCTGTTGTTTCCTGAAGAATCAGAAGTGTCTGAGAGTTTGTAGAATGCCTGAAGGTTGTCTGTAAGTGCCATAATATATTTTTAAAAAAGGTTGTTAAAATAACCCCCTGCCACTGCGTTGTGCAATGACAGGGGGATTGATTTTTGATTAGTTCAATTAGAACGTGCCACCACCGAGGATGAACCCAGTAAGTGTGCTAGTTCCCGAACCAACGATGTTTTGCGAAACAGTCACCGAACCAACAACGTCGAGCGCAGTGGATGGGGACTCAGTTCCGATACCGACCGAACCAGCGGAGCCAACGTAAAGGGCAGTAGAACCTGCACCGCTGATCTCCATGCTGGAAGCTTGGAGGCTTACACCGCTGATAGAACCACCAGTGATGTTTACATTGTTCGAGTTCTGGGTTGACATTGTGCCAAGGCCAGCAATCGTGCTTTCAGCAGAATTAAGACGACCTTCGTGATCGTTGGTAACGTCACGAACGCTCTGAACGTCTGCCGTGCGGTTTGAAACCTCATCAGCAAGATCACTTGTCAACTGAGCTTCGGCTGCTTCAGCGCGGTCTACTTCGTTATCAAGCGCAGTCTGGAGCGCAGACACGGCAGCTTCACGTGCGGAAACTTCGTCTGCAATATCACTAGCAACCTCAGAGGCGAGGTCGCTGATCGCAATTTGGCGAGCAGAAACTTCGTTGTTGATTGCAGTCTGGAGAGCGGACTCAGCAGCAAGAGCGCGTGTCTCTTCAGCAGAAACAGCAGCAGCAGAACTAGCAGTCAGGTTAGTTATCGTTTCCGATAAATTACCGTCAGCGCTTTGAAATGCGGACACAACCTCCGTGAGAGAATCAAGAGCGGCAGGATCAATGTTGCTCAGAACTGAATCAACTCGGCTGTTAACAGCAGAGATAGCTGATTCACGCGCAGTCGTCTCGGCAGAGATGGCGGCAGCGCGAGCGGTTTGCTCGGCAGAAATAGCGGCTTGACGCGCAGTAACTTCCGCAGAAACAGCAGCTTCACGGGCCGAAACTTCACTTGCGATGTCATCAGCAAGACCAGACTCAGCAGACTCAGCGCGGGATTGCTCGGAGCTAATATCAGACTGAAGCGAGGACACTGCATCAGCGAGATCGCTGGCTAGGTTGGCTTCAGCGGCTTGAGCGCGGCTAACCTCGTCAGCAAGGTCGCTTGCGAGTTCAGCCTCCGCATCTTCAGCGCGGCTAACTTCACTAGCAAGGTCACTCTCAAGTGTGCTAACACGACCAGTCAAGGTAGTAGCAGCATTCTCAATTGCAACGATGTCGCTTTCAGCTACACTAACACGTCCCTCAAGGGCGCTTGCGGCAGTCTCAATAGCAGTGCTGCGGGTGTCGTTAGTGTTGGCGCGGCTTGTGAGGGTAGCAATGTCGCTGGCGAGTAGGTCGTCAGCAGCAATACGAGCGGCTTCTTCGTCGGAAATATCCGAAGCAAGAGCGGCTTCAGCGGCTTCAGCGCGTGTTTTCTCAGCACCAATGGCAGAAGTTGCCGATGTGCCAAGAGCAGAAATCATTCCGCTTAGGTCTCCGTCAGCAGCTTGAAAAGCGGTAACAATTTCCGAAAGAGAATCGAGGGCCGCTGCATCCGTGTTGGATACAATCGCGTCCACTCGTCCTGTAAGGCTATTGATAGCTGCTTCACGCGCAGTAACTTCTGCGTCAAGCGAAGACTGAACTCCACCAGTCAAAGACTCGGCGTAAGTGCGTGTCGAGAAGTGACCTTCACCAGCAATTGGGATGATGGCGGTAGCATTACCTGCTCCGTCATTACCAGTACCTATGTAAAGGATTGAGTCATTTTCGTTGTGTGCCAACTCAGCAGTAAGTGCTGTTGTTGGTGCTCCAGATCCTGCTGGATCACCGAGGAGACGATGGCGGTTAGAGAAACGTGTGCGATTGATGTCGTTAGGCATAATTAGTTTGTTTTGTTTTGTTTACTTTCTTTTTGTTTTTGTTTTTACTGCTGATTTTTTCAACAGTGAAAGTTTAATACGATCCCGCTTCCTCAATGTCAACAATAATTTCTACTGGATCATTTAAAATTTCTGGACTTAATGGAAGTGTTGAAACATTAACTTCGCTTTCCAGCTTTACAATAGTTCCTTGTGCTGGTTGCCATGTTTCTGTGTTTCCATCCCAAAGGACAGTATTTTCAAGCCATCCACCTTCTTTGTTCAAAATAACATATCGCTCGATCATATTAAAAATAAGTTGTTATGATTGCAATGCCAGCTCCACCTACTCCTCCTGCTCCAGATGTCGTTCCGGTTTCAGTGGCTCCACCGCCCCCGCCACCTCCTGCGGGAAATCCTCCAGCTCCACCTACTCCTCCTGATACCGCAAGACCAGCACCTCCTCCTCCACCTCCAGAACCTACTGCGAATAATCCACTTGATGCAGAAGTATTTGATGTCCCTACTGAGCCCGCAACTCCTGTGGCTGCTCCTCCTGCTCCTCCACTATAGTTTAAAACATTTGAACGCCCACCATTTCCTCCAATAAACGGGTCTGAAGCAACAGATATTCCCCCTCCTCCACCTCCACCGCACCCGCCAAATTGAGTTTGCGAATTGGTTGTTGGCGGGAAACCATTGTTAGCATTTTGACTAATAGAACTAGAACCTGCGTCGTGCGCGTTCAAAATTCCGTTTCCAGCATTGCCTAATGTTCGAGTTCCGCCACTTCCGCCAGTTCCACCTAAACATAGTAAAGATTTGAATATGGTTGTTCCTCCACTTCCTCCATTACCCCCACCTCCTGTTGAACCGCTACCGTTTCCAGCGGTTCCTCCTGCTCCAATTGTAACAGATTCAGACGCTAAAAGAGCCGCCGCAGGTATTGTGATATTTAAATATCCACCACCTCCGCCACCGCCACCGCCAGATTTAGTTGTAATTGCCGTAGTGTCTTTTCTGCCACCCCCACCGCCGCCACCACCGCCAAAAAGCTGGATGTTTACGGATTTTGCATTTGCTGGTTTTGTCCAAGTTCCGCTCGATGTAAAGATTTGAACGTCTGTTGTAGTTGCGGTCAACGTACCAGTTGAAAGTGTAAGATTTCCTGCAACGCTAAGTTCTTCAACTGAACCGGTTCCTGAAGTTGTTCTCCCAAGTATTTTAGATGTTGCTTGAGATAATTTGCTAACAACAATTGCTGCACTTGAAGATACGTCAGCATTAACAATTGTAGATGCTGGAGACTGAAATACCCCATTGACTACCTTTACAACTCCATCACCTGTAACTGAAGGAAGGGTTGTATGGCAGTGCGATGGATGTAGTGAGTCAAAATAAAATGAAATTGTCCTTGCGCCACTAACATTTTTTTGCGCCCATAACTCAATGTAAATACGATCCGTTGCAAGAATCGTAGTTTGAGGCATTGTTACGTTTCCAATATATTGAGTTATTGTTGCTGGGTCGTATATGTAAATGTCATCTGAATTTGCAAGTGATGTG